CACGTTCCCTGTAAACACTGTCACCATGAGCAGAAGCTAAAGTGGTCTAACGTGCAGTGGACTGATGATGATCCTGATACTGCTAAGTACCTGTGTGAAAGCTGTGATGTCTTATGGACAGATTCTGATAGAAGATGGGCTATCCGTAACGGAACATGGAAAGCAGAGAAAGAGTTTAGTGGAGTGGCAGGATTCGCTATTAACGGACTTTATTCTCCGTGGACACCTTTATCCGATGGCGTAAGGGATTTCATGTCCATGCGTAAGAACCCAGAACAACTTAGGGTATGGACAAACACTTACTTGGGAGAAACGTGGGAAGATCAGGGTGAGACAATCGATGATTACTCTCTGGCGGAAAGAAGAGAAGCCTATGGTGAGGGGATACCTGATGAAGTGATCTTTCTTACCTGTGGAGTCGATGTTCAGGATGACCGTTTGGATCTGTCTATTATCGGTTGGGGAAGAGACGATGAGAGTTGGGTTATCAGCCACGAAGTTCTTTATGGCGATCCTTCTACGCCCCAGTTATGGACTTCTCTAGACACTAAATTGTTTACTACTTATTTGTGTAACGATGGTAGGCAATTACCTATACGCGCAACGTGCATTGACAGTGGTGGACATTTCACAAATACGGTATACTCTTATGCTAAGAAAAACTATGCCAGAAGGGTTTTCGCCATCAAAGGTGTTGGTGGTGAAGGTAAAGCAATAGTAGGCAGACCAAGCAAGAACAATATTGGGAAATGTTTGTTATTTCCTGTTGGTGTTGATACTGCAAAAGACTTACTATTTGCTAGACTGCGGATAAAAGATGAAGGTGCTGGTTATATACACTTTCATGATGACTTGAATGACGAGTATTTTCGTCAGCTTACCGCAGAGAAGATTGTAACAAAGTTTACTAGGGGATACAAAAAAAGAGTATTCCAAAAGATAAGACCGAGAAACGAGGCATTAGACTGCTTTGTTTACTCAATTGCAGCTTATGCTATATTGAACGTAGATATTAACGCTTTAGCAGATAACAGGGACAAACAACCACAGCAACAAGCTGAAAGTCCCATCAAGCCGAAGCAATCATTTGTACCCAAGACAGGGAAGAGTTTTGTTAATTCGTGGCGATAAAGGTGTAAATTAATGGCAAATCTATTTGATGCTGCTAACGCTCCAGAGGGAGAACCCCAAACTATAGTTGTTGGTGATTATGTCCAGTGGAAGCGTTCAGACTTCATAGCGGATTACCCATCAGCAGATTACACAGTAAGATATATTGCTCGTATCAGTGGAGGTGGCAGTAACGAGATTACTGTTACTGGTACAGGTCAAACATCTCATTATCTTTTCACAATAACTAGTAGTGACAGTGATGATTTCGTAGACGGTCATTACTACTATCAGTTAGAGATCGAGCGCAATTCAGATAACTCAAGAATTACTGTTGACAGAGGTCATTTCACAATTGTCCCTGATCTTGATGTTAACAATGCTGATCCACGCACTCATGCAGAAATCATGCTTAGCAAGATTGAGAGTCTTCTGTCTGGTAAGGCTGATTCTGATGTGGCAAGCTATTCCATAGCTGGTAGAACATTGGACAAGATGAAATTTGAAGAATTAGTTGAAGCTAGAAACTTCTACAAGAGAGAAGTTCTTAATGAAACTAACGAAATAGACTTAAAACATGGGCGTAAAAACTCATCTACTATACAAGTGAGGTTTTAAATGGCTCTTTTTGATATGTTTAAGCCTAAAACCGAGAAAAAAGGCAAAATATTCAAGAGATCATACGCAGCAGCAAATACTGGACACATTTTTGCTGATTTTAAGGGTTCAGAGAGGTCAGCAGACTCAGAATTACGCCCTGCGTTGCGTAGAATACGCTCAAGATCAAGAGATTTGGCAAGAAACAACGAATATGCAAAAAAATACCTAAATCTGCTTAAAAACAACGTAATTGGCGAAAAAGGCTTTGGTTTACAAGTAAAAGCGACTGATACTGTTGGAAAACTAGATCAAGACGGCAATCAGAGAGTAGAAAGTGCATTTCGTAAGTGGGGCAAGCTAGGGAACTGTACTGTAGACGGCTCAATGTCTTGGGTTGATGCACAAAAACTAGCTATTGAGTGTCTAGCCCGTGATGGTGAAGTGTTTATCGTTAAGCATCGAGGTGCTAACTTCCATGATTCTTTCGCATTAGAGTTCCTTGAGCCTGACCAGATTGACGAGCAGAAGAACGAAAGATTAGCGAACGGCAATGAAGTTCGCATGGGCGTGGAGCTAAACAAGTTCCGTAAGCCTGTTGCTTATCATGTGCTAACTTATCACCCAGGTGATTACGACTACACAACAACAGGTAAGTCTCCTAAGCACGTTAGAATCCCTGCTGAACGTATGATTCATCTATACGACCCTAACAGAGCAGGACAGACTCGCGGTGAGCCTTGGATGACTCCTGCTATTTCTGCAATGAAGCAGTTAGGTGCGCTAAGAGAAGCTGCGGTAGTTAATGCGCGTATCGGTGCGAGTAAAATGGGTTTCTTTACTTCACCGAGTGGTGATGGTTTTGTAGCAGATGACCTAGATGGCAATATGCCTATCATGGAAGCATCTCCAGGCACATTCCATCAGTTGCCAAACGGTGTAGACTTTAAGACGTTTGATCCGCAATACCCTAACAACGAGTTTGATGCGTTCCACAAAGCAGTGCTAAAAGGCATTGCTTCTGCGTTAGGGGTTAGCTATTTTGCTCTATCTAACGATTTAGAGTCAGTATCTTACAGTTCTATCCGTCAGGGTGCGCTAGAAGAGCGTGATGCTTACAGAAACCTACAGAAGTTTATGATTGATCACTTTGTAAGAGTGGTTTATGACGAGTGGCTATCTGCATCAATGGAAATCAACAGTTTTGGCATCCCTGTTCGACAATATGATCGTTTTGCTGATGCAGCAGAGTTCAGAGGTAAAGCATGGAACTGGGTAGACCCACAGAAAGAGATGAATGCAGCGATTATGGGGCTAAAATCAGGAGTTCTAAGCCTATCTGATGTTGCAAGCCAGTATGGTAAGGATGTAGAAGAGTTAGTGTCTCAGATCGCACGAGATAAGGATATAGCGGAACAATACGGTATAGGTTACGCATTAGAGCCTTATGGAGCGAGTTTTAACAGTGTTGATCCTGATATAATCGGAGATGATGATGCCGAAGTACAAGGGTAAAGACATAAACACCCGACCAACTGACGGCATGGTAGAAGAAGCCGAAAAAGGTTTGGAGTGGCGCAAAGAGTTTGGTCGTGGTGGGACTGAAGTTGGAGTTGCCAGAGCAAGAGACATTAAGAATAGGAAGGAGTTGTCATTCGATACTGTAAAAAGAATGTACTCTTTCTTCAGCCGTCATGAGGTAGATAAGGAAGCAGAAGGTTTCCGACCTGGTGAAGAGGGTTATCCTAGTGCGGGGCGTATTGCTTGGGCATTATGGGGCGGTGATGCAGGATTTGCATTCTCTCGCAAGATCACAGGTATGATTAGTGAAGATCGCGCAGCAGAGATTACAGGTAGTGTTAAAGAAGCCTTGAAGAATAAGGCGAAAGAACACAATGAAAAGGTTGGTGATGTTGCTAGTAAACGAACTAGCACTCGCACATTGGAAGCGGTATTTAGACGTGGCGTTGGGGCTTACAAGACCAATCCGCAGTCAGTAAGACCTACCGTTAAATCGCCAGAGCAATGGGCTTACGCGAGAGTTAATAGCTTTCTGTACGCCTTACGCAATGGTAAATTTAGAAGCGGTAAGCATGACACTGATCTCTTACCAAATGGACATCCCATGGCTAGTGATGAACGAGCTTGGGATGAAGTAGACTTTGAGGCATTTATTATGAGTGAAGATGTAGTAGAAAATGTCGAACTTGCCGAAGAAGTTGGCGAGAGACACATTAAGAATGTTGAAGAGACTGAAGACTCCGTAATCATTACTTATGGCAAATCGGAAGAAGAGCCAGCAGTTGAGGAAGAGGCTGAAGTTGAAGTAGAAGAAACCGATAGAGCAGAATCTGTTGAGGTTACTCATCGTGCTATGGAGATGGAAATGTCTCCAATCGATGAAGATACTCGAACAGTTCGTATGGCACTTTCTAGTGAAGAGCCTGTTGAGCGTTCTTTCGGTAAAGAAGTATTAGATCACAAGAGAGAGTCGATTGATTTATCGTTCCTTTCTTCTGGTCGCGCCCCTTTGCTTTTAGACCATGACCCAGAAAAGCAAATTGGTGTAATCAAATCAGTACAGCTTGATGAGAATGCGCGTAGACTTCGCGCAGAAGTTCGCTTTGGAAAAGGTGAGTTGGCTCGTGAGGCTTTCTCTGATGTTGTTGATGGAATTAAAGCTAACATTTCCGTTGGTTACTCTATCGGCAAAATGGAAAGAGACAGCGATGATAAGGAAACTTATCGCGCTAAGTCATGGAAACCCGTTGAAGCAAGTTTGGTGTCTATTCCTGCCGATATGACAGTTGGCGTTGGGCGTTCAGGCGAAGCTAACAATAAACCCGTAATTAGAACTTCATTTAAAGAGGACAATATTATGTCAGAAGTTAATTTAGAAGCGGTAAAAGCTGAAGCCCAGCAAGCCGCACAAAAGAACGCTGCTCAAATCGTTGAGTTAGGCGCACGTCACAACAAATCAGATATGGCTCGTGAAGCAATCGCTAAAGGTCATTCAATTGAAGAGTTCCGTGGCGCATTACTAGACTCAATCGGTTCTGAGTCTGCATTAGAAAGCCAAGACATCGGCATGAAAGACGAAGAAGTTAAGCGTTTCAGCATGGCTCGTGCTATCCACGCTCTAGCTAACCCAACTGATCGTAGAGCGCAAGAAGCTGCAGCATTTGAATTTGAATGCTCACGCGCTGCTGCTGACCAGTATGGCAAGACTGCACAAGGCATTATGCTTCCTGCTGACGTTCTTCGTAACTGGAAGCGTGACATGAACGCTCTTACTGATGACTCAGCTTTAGTTACTGAAGACTTCCGTGGCGGTGACTTCATCGATGCTCTACGCAACCAATCTTCTGTAATGGCTGCTGGTGCGCGTATGCTTGGTGGTCTAAGCGGTGACGTTAAGATTCCACGCAAATCTGCTGCTGCTACTGCTGCTTTCGTTGATGGTGAAGGTACTGCTGTTGCTGAATCAGAAATGACTGTTGGTCAAGTATCACTAACTCCTAAAACTCTAGGTGCATTCACTGACGTAACTCGTCAGCTTCTAATGCAATCAAGCCTAGACGTTGAAGCGTTGATTCGTGATGATCTTGCTAAGTCTATCGCTGTAGCTATCGATAAAGCTGGTCTAGAGGGTTCAGGTGCAAATGGCAACCCAACTGGTATCTTGAACACTACTGGCGTAAACACTGTAACTGCATTCGGTGCTGCTAACCCAACTTTCGCTGAAGTTGTTACTTTGGAAACTGCTGTAGCTGAAGACAATGCTCTTAACGGCAACCTTTCTTACATCTTACCACCTGCTATGTACGGTGCGTTGAAAACTACTGAGAAAGCTACCAACACTGCTCAGTTCGTTGTTGAGCCAGGTGGCACTATCAACGGTTACAATGCAATCGTTTCTGCACAAGCAACTGCTGGTAACTTGTACTTCGGTAACTTCGATGACCTACTAATCGGTATGTTCGGTGGTTTGGACATCGTTGTTGACCCATACACTGCTTCTACTTCTGGTACTGTTCGCGTTGTTGCGATGCAGTCTGTAGACGTAGCTGTACGTCATGCTGTTAGCTTCGCTTTCGGTAACGATGGGTAATAAGTAATACTGAGGGGGCTTGCCCCCCTCTTTTACTAAAGGCTATTCCGTGGCTATCCCATAGTAGCTTTTACTAAAGGAGAAAAATATGAAAGTGCAATTTGTAAGCAAATGCGGTATTGATGGTTTATTGTATCGCCCTGGGGACAAATTAGATTTGGCTAAGAATAAAGCTGAAGAATTGATTGATGCTGGTAAATGTATACCAGTTGAAGGAAAGAAGAAGCCCAAAAACAGAAGTATTGGGTTAGATGAAGATAAGCCGATAACAAGAGTGGAAACAGATGCCAGTTGAGACTGCTGATGATAGAGCTTTAATGTTAGCCGACTTTGGTGAGTCGGTTACTTTTACGCCTTCTGGTGGGAGTGCCAGTACCATAACAGCAATATTTGATAATCAATATCAATCTGTTGATGCTGGTGGCACGGTTAGCTTTGCAGTTGTTCAGCCGAGACTAACAGTTAGAACGGCTGATATACCTAATGCAACAGAGGGTGATTCTTTCACAGTTCGCAGTAATGACTATGTAGTTACCATCTTAATGGATGATGGCACAGGAATTACAGAAATTGCGCTTGAGGAACAACCATGACCCATGTTAGAAAGAATATTAGAGATGATATTAAGACAACACTTACAGGGTTAGCCACTACTGGTAGCAATGTTTATCAAAGTCGAGTCTATCCCATACATGGTTCAAAGTTGCCTGGTATCTTGCTTTATAATAGGTCTGAGGAAACAACCTATGAAACAGTAAGCACACCGAGAATGCAAAATAGACGGTGTGAATATCAGGTAGAGATATATGTGAAAGGAGTGGCTAATTACGATAACACTCTTGACCAAATATGCTTAGAAGTTGAAGAGGCATTGTATACGGATTTGACTAGAGGCGGTAATGCAAGAGATACACGAATTACTTCCTTTGATGCAGAATTTGACGGTGGTGGAGATCAGCCTGTAGCTGTGGCAACACTTACTGTTGAAGTGACCTATCAGGTGAGAGAGAATAACCCTGATGTTTCCATTTAATGGCGATTACGCCTTTGTTAATATATATATGAGGTAAGAAATATGGCAACTTATGCTGGACACCAAGGCGTAGTAAAGATCGGCTCGACTACTGTCGCTGAGGTAAAAGACTTTTCATTAGAAATCACTGCTAACACAGTTGATGCAACTACTCTTGGTGCTGCGGCAGCAGATCAAGGATGGACTAAAACTAAAATCACTAACAGATCATGGTCTGCGACTGTAAACTGCTTCTATGATGATGCAGCTACTAACGGACAGATTGAGATGCAAAATAACATCATGGAAGGAATTGATGACTTATTGGCAGGCACAGTTGTGGTTTTGAACCTTTACAATGAAGGTGATGCAACTGGCAAAAGCTATTGGCAAGGTGATGCTCTTATCACTTCTCTATCTGAAACAGTTGCTGGTGACGGTCTTGTTGAGATTTCATTCACTGCTACAGGACAAGGACATATATCTGTAGAAACTGCATAATAAGAGGATTAAACCATGGGAAAATTAATTGATAGTGCAGTAGCGCACTTTAGTGGGAAAGAAGTTAGAAGTATTCGGGTAGATGAGTGGGACTGCACTCTCTACTCGAAGAACCTATCTTTAGAAGACAAAGCCAGATGGTTTGCTAGAGCAGATGGCGATAATACTGATTATCTTGTTTATGCTTTAATATTTGGCGTAACAGATGAAAAAGGTGAAGCGGTGTTTGACCTTGCTGATAAGGTTAAGTTGAGAAAGAGCGTTGATCCTGAAGTATTAAGTAGAGTGGCTAACTTTGTTCTTGATACTCAAGATCAAGAGGAAGTTGAAAAAAACTAATAAATGATCAAGGTGAGCCTACTGAAATATATGCTATGTTTCAGTTAGCAGAACATCTTGGTCAGCCTCTCTCGACCATATTAGCGATGACACCAGATGAATTTAATTATTGGTTTGAATACTTACGTCTCAAGCAAGAAAGGATGAATAAAGAAAATGGCTAATGTAGGCTCAAATGTTGTAGTAAATATTGAAGCTAATGCATCCGAATTTGATATAGGAATGCATCGTGCCACAAAAGCTACAAAAAACTTCGAGAATCAGACCAAAAAGACTCATGGTCAGCTACGCCTGATTCGTGGTGGTTTTGGTCAAGTCGGTCATCAGATACAGGATGTCGCGGTTCAGTTGCAGATGGGGCAAAATGCCATGTTGGTATTCGGTCAGCAGGGTTCTCAGATTGCATCTTTGTTTGGTCCTGGCGGTGCTATGATTGGTGCGCTTTTAGCTGTAGGTGCTGCATTATCTATGGCTTTAATGCCAAGGCTATTTGGTGCTACCCAAGCAGCTAAAGACCTTAAAAATGAAATGGACAACTTGGCTGATAATTTTGACACTTTGACTGAAGCGCAAAAAAAATTAGTCAGAGCGCAAGTCGGAAAGACAATAGCTGATAATACAGCCTTGCTTAGAAAGCAACAACGGGAACTAAACGATTTAACAAGCATAACTTTGTCTTTCAGAGAAATCTTTTTCCCGAAAGATGATGAGGAAAAAGCAGATAGAATACAAACATTAAAAGCTAGTATTCAAGTCCTAAAAAAACAAAATATAGAACTGAAAAAAAGCATTGATGACACTACTACAGAATTTGAGAAACAAGAAGTTGCCCTGAAAAAGCAAATTGACACTTTTGGTATGTCTGCTCGACAAATCAAAGAATATAATATACTGGAGCAACTCAAGCGTGGTGAAATTAAACAAACCGAGGCTGACAAGCTATTAGCGTACAATGCTGAATTGCAGCGTTTAGAAAACCTAAGCAAAGCTCAGGAAGACGCGCAAAAAAGAGCATCAGATGCAGAGGAAGATGCGCAAAAAAGAGCATCAGCTGCGCAACAAAAAGCGGTGAAAGAAGCAGAAAAGGCTTTGAAAGAGAGAGAAAAAACAATACAAAAATTTGCAGACTCCATAGGTGATGGATTTGTAAACGCTATCAGTGGAGCAATGTCATTTAAAGATGCAATGAAAAATGTTGCACAATCTGTTATTAATGATCTTATAAGAATGATAGTGAAGAAGCAGATCACAGATCAAATATTTGGCTTCATGACTAATGCAATGAATCCAGGTGGAGTCATTGGAGCAGGAGAAGGTGATGCAGGATTTATTGGGCCGCTGCAACCAAGAGCTAATGGTGGATTAGTAACAAAAGGTAGACCATATATGGTTGGTGAGCGCGGGCGTGAATTATTTGTTCCCAATCAGTCAGGTAATATAATTCCTAATAATAGATTAGAGAGTGGCGGAGTCACGGTCAACCAAACAATTAATATTACTACTGGCGTTCAGGCTACCGTAAGGGCTGAAATACAGAACCTAATGCCACAGATAAACGAATCGACTAAAGCAGCAGTAGCTGAAGCCAGACAGCGTGGTGGTGGTTACAGTAAAGCACTATTAGGAGTGTAGAATGAGTTTAACTTACCCTTTGTCATTTCCTAGTGTGAAATTTACTAGCTTTAACTTACGATTTATCAAATCAGTTGCTTTCGTAGAATCACCTTTCACCTATAACCAACAGGTGCATGATTTCGGTGGCGGTAGATGGGAAGCAAGCGTTACTACAGAGCCTTTGAGTTATACCCAAGCCAGAGCATTAGAAGCGTTCTTTATTGGCTTAGAAGGGCGTAAAGGCACGTTTACGCTATCCCATCCATTACACACTACAACAATGTCTGCAACAACTGCGACAGGCTCTAAGGGTGATACAGATTTGACCTTTAGCCAAGAAGTTTCCGCAGGGACTTACTTCTCTATCGCAAATAGTCTTTATATGGCAACAGAGACAGGGACAACGGATGTAAACATACAGCCACCATTACGCGCAAACGCATCTTCAGCATCAGTTGATTTCACTCAGCCACCAGGTACTTGGAGATTAGCTAGTAACGAAGTAGAGTTTCCAGTAAGCTCTGATAACTATTACATATATAACTTTGCTTGCGTTGAGGCGTTTTAATGGCTAGAGATTTAGAAACTACATTTGAGACAGCGATAGAAGGTTCAGTTGTAAAGCCGTTTCTTATGTTTGATTTAGACTTCAGTAGTCCTGTTTATCTTTGGACAGGATATGGTGATATAACCTATAACAGTGGAAGCGGTAACAACACTTATATCGGTGCTGGTACTGCTTTGGACATGAGTGTTCTTGAAGAAGTGCAAGACTTGAGCGCAGCAGGGATTACACTAACATTGTCTGGGCTAGGCACAGAAGGCACTGAATTATTAACAAAAGCATTGACTGAGGAATATCAAGGTAAAGATGTCACAATAATATTAGGTGCTTTAGACGATAGTGGAGACATTATTGATGATCCTATTATTGTATACAAAGGCTTTATGGATACCTTGTCTATCAATGAAAGCGCAGAAACATCGTCAATATCGCTTTCTGTCGAGAATAAGCTGATTATGCTTCGCAGAAATAATGAGAGAAGATACACTGATAACGATCAAAAGACTTATTTTCCAGATGATAAAGGTTTTGAATTTGTTGCAAATATGGCTGAAAAAGATATGACATGGGGCGGTAGAACAGAAAAAATGTCATTGTCACCAATAAGGTAAAAGATGCTATGAGATTCCAAGAAGAGTCTTATACAAATATTAAAGATGACATTAAAGATTTGCTCAAGTCACATTGGGAGGAAGTTGAATTATACCAAGATGATATAGAGATGAATCCTGACTGGGATCAATATTTTAAGTTGTCTTGTTTGGGGGTTTTGAGAATTTACACAGCAAGAGATGAAGATCGACTTGTTGGTTATTGTATTTTATTGGTGAACAATTCACTGCACTACAAAGATAGACTTTTAGCTTGTTGTGATCTTTTATACGTCAAGCCTGAAGCAAGGAAGGGCTTAGTAGGTTACAATCTAATTAAGTATGCAGAAGAAAAGCTAAAACAAATGGGTGTATCAGTGGTGCAGATTAATACTAAGACTTATGCACCTTTTGATAAATTATTAGAGCGAATGGATTTCTCCTTAATTGAAAGATCGTATTCTAAGTATATAGGTAATTAAATGGCACAAGCATTAATTTCAGCACTAACTACTTTTATCGTAACTGCTGGTAAGTTTGAAATATTTGGCTATACTGGATTTAAGGCGTTTGCTGCCCTAAGTGCGACCTATGCTGCTCTTGGTGCTGTAAGTAAATCTCTATTTTCTGCCAGTAAGAAAATGGATACGCAGAACGGAATCAACTTCAATGTTCGTGATCCTGCATCAACTCGGAAGATTATCTATGGTAAAGCACGAATAGGTGGAACGATTGTTTTCTTCAACACATCAGATGAAAACCAACAATTCTTGCACATGGTTATTGCTGTCGCTGGTCATGAAGTAGAAAGTATAGAAGAAATTTACTTCGGTGAGAGAAAAATCTGGAGTTATACAGATGGGTATTTTAATCCTGATGGAGAATCTGGACAGTCAGATAGTTATAACAGTGGCGGTACAGGTAAAGAGATTGCTCTAGTCAGCCCTAATCTTGGAGATCAAACAACTGTAGACTCCAACATATTTAATTCAGCAGTTGGTTTCACTTCAGACCATATATTAAGAGACACCGCTTATGTCTATGTAAGATTGAGAAACCAAACGGATGTACTCACAATGGAAAAGTATTATCCTAGTGGTGTACCTAATATATCTTTTGTTGTTAAAGGTGCTAAGGTATATGACCCTAGAACTGATACTACAGCCTACAGCGATAATCCTGCTCTAATTCTAAATGATTACCTAACTAACGAGAGATATGGGCTAGGAGAAGACTCATCTAACATAGATGAAACTGCACTAATCGCAGCCGCGAACTATTGCGATCAGCTTATCGATATTGATGAGGAAACCCCTGCAACACAGCAAAAACGATTTACCTGTAATGGTGTTTTGGATACTGGAACTATGTTTCAGTCGAACATAGAAGATATTTTATCAAGCATGATGGGAACACTTAACTATAGTGATGGAAAGTATTTTATCAATCCATACAAAGATGTGACTCCACACGCAGATGCTATAACTGATTCCATGCTTGTTTCTCCACTTAATGTTTCCACAAAAAGAAGCAGACAAAGTTTGTTTAATGCTGTTAAGGGTAAATTTGTATCAGAAGAGAATAATTATATTGTCTCTGATTATCCGTATCAGGCAGATTTCACTCCTGCAACAGAGTTAGTTTTGGGCAAAACCTATTACATAACTAAGGTCGGTAATACTAACTGGACAGATATAGGTGCAAGTTCCGCAGCAGTAGGCGTTATCTTTACTAAAGATTCTACTACGGCTACAGGTACAGGTGAGGCATCAGAGTTTATTGGTAATGATGGAGAATTGTTACCACTCGATCTTAACTTACCAATGACTACAAATAATGTCATGGCTCAAAGAATAGCCAAGCTGACTATGCTGAAATCAAGACAGCAGATGACTATTTCCTTTCAGCTAAATATGAGTGGTTTAAAGTACAAAGTAGGTGACAACATCAACGTAGTGCATGAGAGGTTTAGTTGGACTTCTGCTGTGCCAAAGAGATTTGAAATTACTAAATTAACTATGCTTCCTGATCCAGATAGAGGATTGATTGTTGAGATAGAAGCTGTTGAAAATAATTCATCGGCTTACTCGTGGAGTGCAGGAGATCAAACAGAATTTGTTGTTGCAGATACGCCTGATGAATATACGCCATTTACTGTACAACCTGTAGACCAAGATACTATTAGAGTATACAGGGCAAATGACTTTGGAGAGAGATACAACCAAGTTAGAGTTGTTAAGTTTGTTGGATTAAGTTCGGATGCTGATGATGACCCATTTGAGCCTTATTTGTCATATTATATCGTTTCAACAGGCTTTGGTAATCCACAAACACAATATGCTGATGAGGTAACCGAAGATTTTGTACTTAGGGGGCTTATGCCTGAGGGAGAAACAATAAAATTGACGGCAATGGCTGGTAGAACACACAGCACCGCAGTATACCCTGACGAAACAATTGATGGTCTTGGCGTAAAGGTGGGAATACCGCATCAGGTGTATCCAGGAAAGAATGATCGGAAAAAGTTTGACAGTAAAGTTTTTTACTACACTGTAGGTATTCAAGTTGTTAATAGTCGAGGAGTAAGATCAAGACAAGCATTTTTTCAAGTTAAAGAGGCTGGTACTATGCCTGACTTTGAGTTGCCACTAAACAATTATGTGGTAGGCACATTTGCAAATCCAACTGCTGCACAAATTAGCGCACTTGCCCAAGAAGCCGATATACAGATTCAAACAGGAACAGAGCTTACTTATATTCAAGTTGATTCAAATGGTGACCCAATAGCTTCGACAGAATTTGAATGGCAAGCTGATGAATTTACAGTGTTTAATACTGTAACAGCAAACGAATTGTCAGCTAGTGATGACGGTCAGAACTACATCTCTTACGGTACTTTTGACAGTGGCACAGGAACAACCATTATCAACTCAAGTGGGACTTGGTCAATAACGGGTGGCAAACTAGTTGGAGATGATATTACTGTATTAGATATAGCTTATCAAGAAGCAGCAACTAGTGTTGGTAATTATACTTGTACTTTTGATATTGATTCTATAAGTGGTCAATCTAGTAGTCCTAATGCTGGTCTTAGGGTTGCTGCGTATGATGCAAAAACACAGCAAATAATTACACAAGATAATTATTCAACAACTGGCACACATTCTTTCACCTATGATGCAGATGGAAGAAGTTTAATTGTGTTTTTAGGTGATGGTATTACTTCGTTCGATGTCACCGTAGATAATCTGAAAGTTACAAACCCTTCTGAAGTATCTAAAACTGAGTATTACTTGAAACTACCAAAAGACGTGACAGCAAACGTAACTTTCACTCATAGTGAAGCTGAACAAGACGGAATTAGTGATACTGGTGTTACAGAAACTTATACGGGCTTTTCAGGAACAAACTTAACAGATGATTTAGGTAGAAAGTATGTCGTAGTCTCTCTTTCTAGAGCAAAGACTAATCCTGGATTCTCACAACATTACGTCACAGTAAATGCTGAATGGCAAGATACGGGCGTAGGTGGTACAGTAAATAAACACGCCAGTATAACAGTTGAGCTAACAGCGAGCGTATTGTCATGAGTTGGATCGAAAAAGTAAAAACAATTTCTGCCCAAAGCATAATAGATGAAACAATCACGTCTGATAAGTTTGCACAGTTTACAACTGACGTTACCTTCAGCGATGGCACAAAATGCAAGTTTGGCGATGGTAATGATTTAGAGATTTATCATGATGGTTCTAATAGCTATATTGATGAAGTTGGCACTGGAACGCTTAGAATAAGAGGACACAACCAAGTCCGTATAACAGATACGTCTGATAATATTGCGGCTATATTTAAAGGTGCTGCTGAGTCAACTTTATACCATAACAACTCACCCATACTAGCCACAACATCTTCAGGTATAGACGTAACAGGCACAGTAGAGTTTGATGGTCTGAGTGGCACAGGTACGGTTACTGTCACAGACATATTAGACGAAGATAACATGGTATCAAATAGTGCTACTGCATTGGCTACACAGCAATCGATTAAGGCTTATGTAGATGCCAGCACTGGTGGCGGTGGTGGTGTTTCACCGTGGACTACGTCTGGCAGTGATATTTACTACAACACAGGTAACGTAGGTATAGGTGAGACTTCTCCTGCAACCAAGTTAGACGTTAATGGCACAATTACTGCCAATGGCATTACGCTAGGCGATGGGGAGCAAGCTAAGTTTGGTAATGACAATGATCTTCTGATCTACAAAAATGATGGTGAGCCATCTACTATCGAAGATGCAGGTGAATTAGGTCTTGTACTGAAAACTAACGGAAACGTATTTGCTGTAGCTTCAGATACTGACGAAAGCATGATTGTTGCTAGTCCTAATGGCGGTGTTTCTTTGTACCATGACAATCAGCTGAGATTTGTTGCAGGTGAGTATTCTTCCTCTGTCCCTGTTGGTGTAGACTTTGGTGTAGACAATAATACGTTGTTTGTTGATTCTGGTGATGATAGGGTAGGGATAAATGAATCATCGCCCTCTGAAGCCTTAGACGTTAATGGTAATATTGCAGCAAGTGGCACAATTACTGCCAATGGCATTGTGACAGGTGGAGACATCGATGTCACAGGAGACATCACAGTAAGCGGCACTGTAGATGGTGTTGATATTGCAA